CTTCCGCATGATAGTCGGAAAGGTTTTCCGCCACTGCTTCCGCAAGTGCGATAACTGCTGCTGACATTTCTTATCTCCTCATAAATTCTATGATAACACTTCCCACTGCCGCCATGAGCGCGAGCAGAGCCGCACCGACTGCGGAAAGCATGGTTTTCTGCATATCTGCCGCTGCTTTGCACGGCGGGTGATGATGATTATCATCCCGGAAATGCATAGTAAGCATTCCGCGCAGTTCGGCGATGTCCAGCCGAGCCTGATTCAGCTGTTCCCAGACATCCCGAAGATTCGGGACTTCATCTTCAGCCATTGATTCCTCCAATCTCTTTGGTGTGGATGCGGCGGGTAACGTGCTGCGGACCGGACCAGCGCCACACAGGTTCGCCGTTCGGAGCAAGGACCTCGTAGATGCGTCCGGCGTAGGTGATCCGGTCGCCGCGCTGTGGTTCCGTGGGAAGCAATTCCGCACTCACCAGGAAATCGCGGCTCTCGACCCGGATCGTTACGCCGTATTCGTTCTCCGCCCGGAAGAGCGTCCGGCCGATAGTCGCGGTCATCTGGGCAGAAGTTCCACCCTTTGACAGATACTCTATCGGCACGGAAAGACACTCTTCCCTTTGGTTATTCAGCCACGCCGCCGCGTCTTCCAGCAGACCCATTACTCCTCGGCGATGATGCCCACCGCGCGGAGAGCGGCCAGAATCGCGTTGGTTTTGCGGATCAGAGAGGCGATGGCGTCCTTGCATTCGCATTCCTGGATCGGGGCGATGGTCTCGGAGGGAGTGCCGCCCGAGTTGTCCACCAGATCGCTGATGGGGTCACCGGCCACGAATTCGGTGGCGAGACTGTAGGGCGCATTGAGCAGCACGCGGACCGTTTCCGCTTCTGCTTCGGCAGCAAGGATCGCCTTGCCGAGGTAGTGGTTGGAACCGCTGACCAGAGTCGCTTTCTGCGCACCGGCGTCCCAATAGACGGTCGCACCGGCCGGGATCTGGCCTTCCGCTTTGGTGATGTCGAACACGCCGACCACGGCCAGACTGCCGAGAGTATCGGCCGGGATGTCGAGCCGGGCGATGCCGATCAGGTCGGCGATGACGATGACGTCACCCGCCGCGACGGGGGCGGTGGGACGGTAGTCGATGGAATCTCCTTTTTGGACGTAACGAGCAAGCATGATGTGTTTTCTCCTGTATCAGTTGTTGGTTTTGTGGGAAATCCGGGCGGTTGCCCGCCCGGTCTGTGCCTTAGTTGGCGGCTCCGATGGCCTTCACCATTCCACGATGATCCTGTTCGCGGACCCCGACATCGAAGTAGACCCTGAACCACAGGCCCAGAGTATTGAAGTCGGTTTCGCCGCGTTCCACGGTGGGAGTCCGCTTGCCCTTCAGGAAGCCGATTTCCCAGGTATCGACCGTCTTGGGATCGCCGAAGAGATACCACCCGGTCTGCGACGCCCCTTCGTAGGCGCTGTTACCGAGGTAAGGACTGGAGACCACGCGCAGGTTCTCATCCGCAAGCACATTCAGCGCCGGACGGACCGCGTTGTCGCTCCCGCTCATGATGAGGGTCGCGCCCTGAGTGAGTTCGATGGCGAGGTGCTTCAGCGCGGTCGGGACCAGAAGGAATCTCGGTTCCACACTGATCGGCTGGCCGTCGCCGTCCACCTGATCCAGGAACAGCTGGATCGCCTTCTTGAGACTGTCGGCGGAGAGCGCACTGGACGCTCCGCTCAGCAGGTTCCGGTGGGCGGTGGAGAACAGTGCCTTGCCGTCCTGCTGCGCCGGATTCTTCAGCAGCCGGGAGAAGAACAGCTGGTCGATGAGGCGGGCCGCCCGGTTACCCATCGCCACGGGGACTTTCATGAACGCCCCCAGATCATCGTTGATGATCATCTTGCGCGTCAGGCAGAACTTCTTGCCATAGGTGTCGAGCTGGTTCTTGGCGCTCTCTTCGATGAGGCCGCCGTCCTTGATCTCGCCGTCCGCCGCGATGGGCAGCAGGTCGCCGACATCGGTGAGTCTGAACCTGTCGTTCTCTTTGAAGTCGTTCAGGTCGCCGGTGCTGCACAGTTTGGTGGCGATGATCGGCTGCGCCTCGTAACTCTGCAGGAGCTTCTTGTTCGCCACGTTACTGAGAATGCCGGGCAGAGACACACTGGAGAACGCGGCCCGGATGGTCTCGTTGTCGAACCCCCGGCTGTAGGGGATGCCGTCCAGTTTCATGCATTCGATCAGCAGCTGGCGCAGCGGCATGTCCATGTCGCGCATACCGGCTTCCACGGTCTGGGCCCCATAGGTCTTTTCCAGCTGATCGGCGCTCACGCCGACGCGGAGACACATGGCCGCTTCGATGGTTTTGCGCAGATCGCCGCCTTCGGGCGCGGTCTTCACGCTGATGTTGACGTTGGCGGCCGGACGTTCGGCCCGGATGGTTTCCAGAACCTTTTTCGTCACGACTTCCGGGGTCCACCCGGCGCTGATCGCTTCTTTCTCGATCTCGGGGAACTCGCCGTTGCAGATGGTCTGGATGGCGCTGACGCGTTCACGTTCGGCCTTCACAGCCGCAATGGCGGCGTCCTTCGCGGCGACCGTCACATCGGTCGCGCTGGCGGTGATCGCGGCGGGAGCGGCCTCCGCTTTTGCCGTGTCGGGCTTCTTCTCCGGCTCGGCGGCCGGGGCGGCGGGAGCGGCTGCTTCCACCTTCTTTTCGGGCTCCGCTTTCGCGGGAGCGGCTGCGGTCACGGACTTGGTGTCTTTCTCGGACATGATGTTCTTTTCTCCTTCATGGTTGGGGTTGGTAATGTTGAATTTGGCGGTTACTTTCAGGATCGTATGGGCATCGGCTCCGACAGCGACGATGCTGACTTCCCGGAGAACCGATTTCTTCACGTGGTAGAACGGACCTTCGATCTCCTGTCCGTTTACCTCTCGCTTGCTCTGAACCAGTTCGCACTCCTTTACATCCGCGCCGATGGAAAGCTGCCAGTCGGCTCCCGCTTTGCACTGCGAGACGATGTTTTGTGCGTCTTGATTCTCCGATACGATCTCGCCGGAGATTTCCAGCGTGTTGTTCTTCACGCTTGCGGAAATCATCCCGACGCGCGAGTCGGTCTTGTTCTCGTGATTGGCGAGAAGCGGCACGGTGTCGGGGATCTCCATTCCGGCAAGGTCGACGACCACCGGATGTTTCCAGCCGGGAAGATTCATCTTGCCCCCGCTGTAGGCGATCCCGGCGACTTTGGGCTTGCCGCCCGCCGCTTCGATCAGGGTAAAATCACTCAATTTCCTGTTCCTTTGGTTCTGAACCGTCATCCGGTTCGGTTACTGTTTTGGCCGGTTCTTCCCCGTCAATGGGGATGCCCAGCTGCTTCATCAGTTTCAGTTCTTTGGCTCTCTGGTGCAGGACTGACATATAGTCTCTGCCGTCCTTGGCGCATTCCGCCGCAAGCGTGGTGGTGTGGTTCGCCAGCCGTTTCTCCTGCGCCGATGCTTCCTTGCCGGGATCGACGTGCGGGAACCCGTCCCAGAACCATGTATGTCTTTCGGTCATGAAAGGCTGCATGGTCGTGAGCAGATATTCCCGGAACCACACTTCGAAGATGCGGTTCAGCACTTCCGACTCCCAGAACGACCGGTCCACCAGGATCGACTTGTGGTAGATCTGATTATCCAGCCGCCCCGAAGCATAGTTGTGCCCGGAAAAGTCCCCCGCCAGCGTTCCGTAGGTCGTAACGGCACACCGTGCGATTTCGCTGAGGATGATCTTCACGAATTCGCTGTGGTTTGCGGCCGGTTGCTTCGGGTCGAGCTGCCCCATCTTCCATCCGGCAGGGACGGTCAGCATCATATTCCGTTCCAGCGGGATGCTGTCCATCGGCTCCACCTCGTCGGACTCGCCATTGGGCGGCGCATCCGTGTAGAGGATCGCCGCGAAGTCTGCCGCAGCCTCCGCCGCTGAAAGCACAGCCAGATTGTAGCGCCGGAGCTGGGCGAACAGCGGCAGCGCGGCCGTCAGTTCGGGCACACCCCGGTGGAGACCGGGGCGGTCCTGCCGGTATATATGAATCATATAGTCGGCAGGTACCCGGACCGCCTCGTCTCCCGGCATATAGCGGATGTCGCCGGGGTGATATTTCAGCACCTGGTAACTCACAGGGTTGCCCCACTGGTCGAACTCAATGCCGTCCACGCTCTTGTCGTCCTCCAGCCAGCGAAGATCGCCGGAAATCCGGTCGGCTTCCACCAGCATCAGGTCC